GAAACTACCCTAAAATCTATTATACGAGGTTCATTGGGGGGCTCTTGAAACTACCCTAAAATCTATTATACGAGGTGTGCAAGCAATGGCAAATATCTAAGATACATCGTCTGGGAAAACGTTCCCGGAGCATTTTCCTCCAACGGCGGAGAAGATTTCCGCTGTGTCCTCGAAGCCATCTGTTCGGTCAAAGACAGCAGCATTTCAATTCCTCGACCTGCGGGAAAATGGACAAAAGCCGGAGAGATTCTGGCAGAATCCTATTCCCTCGCATGGAGAGTTCTCGATGCGCAATACTGGGGAGTGCCCCAGCGAAGAAAACGGATCTTTCTTGTCACAGATTTTGACGGAACAAGTGCCGGAAAAATACTATTTGAGTCCGAAGGCTTGTCAGGGTATTCTGCGGAGAGCCTCCGTGCGTGGCAAAGAACTGCCGGAAGTGCTGCGGACAGCTCTGGAACGGCAGGCTTGTGCTTGTGTGACCAGGGCGGAGAACGCATAGACATTCTGAAAGAACGCACTGCCACCCTTCGGGCAGAAGCCCATCATCCGCCTTGTATACTGGAAAATCATCCTGCTGACAGCCGGCTTCAGATTTCTGAGAACGGAAAAGTACAGACACTGACTTCCAGATGCGGAACCGGCGGCGGAAATGTTCCGCTGTTGATGGATACACCGAAAACACTGAAGATTCGCTGCGGAAAAGCCGGCGGTGGAAAAGGCAGTTTGATACAGGAAAACAAATCTGCTACGCTGTCCTGCAACAATGACCAGACTGTATTTCAGCCAAAAGCATACGGTATCAGTTCCTTTTCCAGCAATGCCATGCTTTCCGGTAATCCGCACAGTGGCATTTATGAGGCAGATACTGCCCGTACTTTGGACACCAGCGATCAGTCACCAGCCAAAAATCAAGGCGGTATTGCTGTGCTGGAAAGTTATGCTTTGCAGGGTTCAATGATCGGTCGGTCTGACCAAAACGGACCGCAGGGCGGCGGTGTCAACAAAGAGGTCGCTTTCACTTTGAATGCTACCGACCATCATGCAGTGTATGCTGCTTCTACGGGAAATTTCAGCAGTGCATTTCGGGAAACGACCCCTACACTGCTGGCACGGGATCACAAAGACCCCAGTATCGTTTCCAGCGGTTATGCGGTTCGCAGACTGACACCGCAGGAATGTGCAAGACTGCAGGGATTTCCGGATCAGTGGTGCAGTGACCTGGCATCGGAAAATCCCACAGAAGAAGAAATCGACCGATGGGCAGCTATTTTTGAAGAATACCGAAAAGCGGTAAAACCGAAGAGCCGTCCCAAAAGCCGAAAGATGGTACAGAAATGGCTGCAAGATCCATATCGTGATGCAGCAGAGTACCGCCTTTGGGGGAATGGCATCTGTCTGAATGTTGCTGTTTTTGTGCTTGCCGGAATCGTCTGGGCAGATTTGTGATCTGTTACAAATGACAGTCGAAACATTCTACACATCTCACAGTTGCTATCTGTGGAAAAAAGAGTTAATATGTGTCATGGCGAAAGCAAAAACGCCGAAAGAAAGGAGTTTTTCACATGACCATTACTTATCACAGTCAAAATCGAAAGGAACTGGTGAAAGCCATCAGTGAGATTATCGGCATTCCGGCAGTATATCAATTCATGCCCACCTGCGCCTACAAAATCGGGGAATGCTACACCGTTACCAAGTCCGGTGATCTGGAAATCAGTGACCAAGCCGACCATAAGGAAACAGAACGGCTTCTTGCCGAACTGGCAAATCGGGGCTATGTTGTTCCAGACACATCAGAGCCGGAATCCAAAGGCTTGACTGTGCAGATGCCAGCCGATTTCTTCACGGAGCATACACTGGGCAATCTCCGGCAGATCTGTGAAAACAAGGCTGCCCTTTTTCAGGCAGCTTTTCAAACGGATTCGCTGGACATCATTCCGTCTGATGAAAAGGTGGAATTCCCTTGGTTTACAGTCGAACAGGATGGTGATGCAGATGCCTACTGCACTTTCATTTCCATGCTCTGCGAATTTGCCAAGAATCAGAGCCGCATCAACCGCAAGCCGGACACCTCCGACAATCCCAAGTACACCATGCGGTGTTTCCTGATTCGTCTGGGAATGGTAGGAGCAGAATTCAAGGCGGCAAGAAAGGTCATTCTTCGGCATCTGTCCGGCAATTCCGCATTCAGAAAGGTTGGTGATACTGATGCAGTTTCCGAGTAAGTCTTATCTGGAACAGCTGCAAAAAAAGTACCCTGTCGGAACAAAATTACAGCTGCTTTCTATGCGGAATGAAAAATATCCGGTTCTTCCCGGAACAGTCGGTGAGATCACGCATATTGACGATGCGGGCAGCATTCATATGCGGTGGAAAAACGGTTCTTCCCTTGCTCTGATTCCCGAAATCGATAGTTTCCAGACCGTATCCGAGGCGAAAAAATAAGGCGAAACCTCCTCCATTGTACGGTATGTTACCATACAATCGCAAGGATTGCAAGGGTGTATTCTACACAATCTTTTGACCTCATTTTCTGTAGATTTAGCCGCTTGCTATCTCCTCCGTTTAGAGTTAATATGGTTACAACAAAAGGGAAAAAGCCCGAAACTACGGAGGAAAATCAAATGAACGCAAAAACCGAAAGACAGATTGCAAACCTGAAAACCCAGACGATTGGCGTGGAAATTGAGATGAACCACATCACCAGAAAGAACGCTGCAAAGCTCGCAGCCGACTTTTTCGGAACGGGACGCTACGAGGATACAGCACGCCGAAACGGCTACTACACTTGGTCGGCTTGGGATGCTGAGGGACGGGAGTGGAAATTTCAACGGGACGTCAGCATTGCCGGAGCTGACAGCGAAAAGTGCGAATTGGTAACGCCGATTCTGCACTACGAGGACATTGAAATCCTACAGGAACTGGTACGGAGGCTGCGGAAAGCCGGAGCGATTTCCCACGCCGGAGTTGGTGCAGGCGTTCACATCCACATCGGAGCGAATGGGCACACACCGCAAACCCTGCGAAATCTCGCCAACATCATGGCAAGCCACGAATCCTTGCTTGCCGAGGCTTTGAAACTCGATACCAATCGGATGCGGCATTATTGCCGAACGATTGACCCGAACTTTTTGGAGCAAGTCAATTGGAAAAAACCTCGCACGATGGCACAATTCGCCGACATCTGGTACACCTCGCAAGGACAGGATTACGGCAGAAATCAACACTACAACAACAGCCGATACCATATGTTAAACTACCATGCGACCTTTACCAAAGGCACGATTGAGTTTCGATTGTTCCAATTCGACCGACCGGAAAACGGCAAAAAGAACGGCTTGCACGCCGGGCAATTGAAAAGTTACATTCAGCTTTGCTTGGCACTTTCGGAACTTGCAAAGGAGCTGCGAACGGCAAGCCCAAAACCGCAGCAGCACGAGAATCCGAAATTCGCCATGCGAACATGGCTGATTCGGCTGGGATTGGTTGGCGAGGAATTCGCCACCGCCAGAAACTTTCTCACCAAGAACCTCTCCGGAAACTCCGCATGGAGATTCGGATAACCCATCCGGCACTGCGTGCCACCTTCCCTTTTAAAGAAAGCAGAGACATAGCCTTATGCCTCCCCATTCGACCGCTTCGGCGGTCTTGTGGTGGTAGAAGGGTAAGCCTCTAGCGGCGAAAACAAAGCCTTTCGGAAAGGATTTTTTCTATGAAACGATTTTACATCGCCTATGGCTCGAACCTCAATGTTCGGCAAATGCGGATGCGTTGTCCGGATGCAGTAATCATCGGGACGGCATTCATTCCCGATTATCGCTTGCTGTTCAAGGGCAGCAAATCCGGCAACTACCTCACCATCGAACCGCATTCCGGCAGCCAAGTACCCGTTGCCGTCTGGGCTGTTTCGGCACGAGATGAACGGAATCTTGACCGATACGAGGGCTTTCCGGATTTCTACTACAAAAAGGGCTATCCGTTGGAGGTAAAACTATCAGAAACCGGAAAAATCCGTAAGCTGACGGCGTTTGCCTACATCATGCACGAGGAACGAAAGTTAGGATTGCCGAGTACCTCGTATCTCCAAACTTGCGGTACGGGATACCGTGTCTTCGGTTTTGATTTGCAATATTTGCTGGATGCGATGGATGCCAGCCGAAAGGTGGTGCAGTAAGATGGAGAAAAAGATTTGCCCAATTTGCGGAAATCCCTACACCGGTCATCCGGCACTTTCCAGAACCGATGATAAAACGGAAATCTGTCCGGATTGTGGTATCAGACAGTCGCTGCAAAGCATCGGCATTGCGCCGGAGGAACAGGAAAAAATCCTGTCGATTATCCATAGGCATACGGAATATCGGGAGGAAAAGTAAATGCATGTTTTGATAATGAAACCAAGGAAAAGTCCCCACGTTGCCGAGATTGACGGCTCTTTGAAATCCATGCAAGAGATAGTCGGCGGTTATATCGAAGCCATCTGTCCATTTGCGGACAAGGTAGCGATTGTTTGCAACGAGGAAGGAAAATTAAAACCCGATACGGAATGGAATCGATTGATACCGGAATGCAACGATGTCATCAAGGGTACGTTTTTCATCTGCGGAGTCGATGGCGAGGAATTTACCGACCTATCGCCGGAACTAGCGGAAAAATACCGGAATTATTTCCGATATCCTCCCATTCGGATTGACGAGAACGGCAGCATTCACGTTATCGACTGATTTTTCGATTCCTTGCCCACAAAAGCCTCCACGTTTCGGCGTGTGGGGCTTTTGCTTGTACTGCGGAAAACTATCGCTTTGCATCTGCAAGCCAACACGTGCGAACGTGGCGATTCCGTTTTTTCTTGGTGTATCATACACAAATATCTCGCACGGATATAGCTGTATATTCTGGTACTTTAGCCGCTTGATAAGTCTCCGAAAAAGAGTTATTATGTGACACAACGGAACGGCAAAGCCGACCGAATTACGATTTTTTGGAGGAACTTATCATGAAGGAAATCAAGATTTACAACACGCTGAAGGTTGTCGCTGCATCGGATGAAACGGAGTTTTTGGTGGATGCCATGTCCTACGCAGATGAAATTGCAGAGGCAGTAGCCGAATACGATGACGGCGATTTGGCGGAGTATGCCGATGCTCGCAACGGCGACAGCTACTACAAAAAGCTGAAACGGATTCATGTTTCCGTTGAAATTTACAACCACGAGCTTTACGGCGTTGCAATCTGCACGGTGACCGATGACTGGAACGAAATCGACACGGAGCAGTTGAAAAAATATTTGACCGGACAGTGGGCAGACGGCTTTGGGGAGGGACTAGAGCAGCAAGATGTGGCAGCCTTCACTGAGTTGGAATCCTACGAGGAATACGATGAGGAGAATGACGAATTTTACGAATCCGAATGCGAGGTTTCCTACTACGTGACTGTCAGCTTTTGGCAGGATAAAAACTACCGCATTTTGACAGAAAAAGAGTTGAAAGGCTAAACTGAATGCCTACCGATTTGCCCGTAAAAGCCTCTACGTTTCGGCGTGTGGGGCTTTTTCCAGTACTGCGGAAAACTACCGCTTTTGAAAAACAAGCCCACACGTGCGAACGTGGCGATTCCTTTTTTCCTTGGTGTATATTACACAAATACCTCGCTCGGATATAGCTGTATATTCTGGTACTTTAGCCGCTTGCTATACGCCGAAAGGTATGGTAATATACAGTTACCGAAAGGGAAAAAACCACGAAATTACGGATGCCCTGAGCCGAGGCAGGATGCTGCCCGAGGCGAACGGGTATGCCGACACAGGATTTTAGGAGGCTGGAAAACACAATGGTAGCATACGGAATCGCAAAGGCAAGAGCAATGGCAAACAGAACGGACTGGAACGAAAGAACCGAAATCACAAAGGCGGTCATCACCTGGTTCGATGCGGACTACGAATACGAACTGGAGATTGAAAACGAGGACAGGATGGACAACGAGGAGTTCACCGCATGGGTTGAGGAAAACGCAGAAAGCCTTGCAAAGGCAGATGCGGAGGAAAACGGAACGACCTTTGAGGAAATCGACGGCATTGACTTTACGGAAAAGGAAATCGATGACGATGCCCTTTTCGATGAGGAGTACGAAAACGCCTGCGAATTTGAATGGGTGACTCCCCACGGGGTGGGGAGATGTCCCGAAGGGACAGAGGGGACGGGCACCTGTTAGGTGTGCCAGACCGGACGGTAATCCAAAACCCATAGCCCAAGACCAAAGCCCCGAAAGGGGCTGCGGCTCGTACAGCCGCTGTGTTGCCCTTGTCCGGCGTGGTTTTGTTTCCTCCAAGTGTTTTTCCCTTTCCCACAAATGCCCCACATAGGGCAACGTGGGGCTTGCTTTTTTGGTTGGTATCATACACAATTTTCTGCCTTCCTCTTTGTGCAGAATATGCCGGAAATTTCGTTGACTTACCCTTGGTTTTATGGTAATATACATCATGCCGAAAGGCACAGAAAACAACGAAAACAGGAGAAAAAAACAATGTGGACAGAAGGAACGATTCGGGTTGGAGCAAGCGTATTTCACTACTGGGTGAAATACTATGAGGAGCCTTCCATTTACGGTTACGAGGAAGGCAGAGCCTCCAAGATCACACTGCGGCGGAATGGCAAAACGATGTTCAATTTCGACCGGGGCATGGATATTCCGCCGGAGGATGAAGAAACCGAAACTGCACTGGCGATCCTACTGAAACAGTACAACTGATTTTTCCAAAACCGAATTCCACGAGCCGGAGCCGAAAGGCTCTGGCGGTCGTACACCTGATTTTTGTTCGTGTATGGTACACAAGAAACCGTAGAAATTTCGACATTTTTTCTGTTCATTTAGCCGCTTGCTATCCTTGAATTTGTATGGTAACATGGTTACAATGGGAATAGAATCTCAATTACAAAAAAGCCCACCGGGGCATAAAAATAAATGATACAGACTTGCTTTTTGGCAGGTCTTTTTTGTTGAGGGAGGTGATGCAATGGCAAGATTTAAACCAACACGCTTTATGGCGGAAGATTCCAAATACAATAAAAAGGCGGCAGATTATGCTGTTTCCTTTATCGAATGCCTTAGTCATACCAAAGGCACATGGGCAGGAAAAAAGTTTGAATTGCTGGACTGGCAGGAACAGATTATCCGTGATTTGTTCGGCATTCTGAAACCGAACGGCTATCGGCAATTCAACACGGCTTATATCGAGATTCCGAAGAAAAATGGTAAGTCAGAACTTGCCGCTGCTGTTGCTCTGCTGCTCACCTGCGGTGACGGTGAAGAACGTGCGGAGGTGTATGGCTGTGCTGCCGACCGTCAACAGGCTGCCATTGTATTTGACGTAGCAGCGGATATGGTGCGAATGTGCCCTGCCCTTTCCAAACGAGTGAAAATTCTGACCTCACAAAAGCGTATCGTGTACATCCCGACCAACAGCTTCTATCAGGTGCTTTCGGCAGAAGCCTATTCCAAGCACGGTTTCAACATCCACGGGGTGGTGTTCGATGAACTGCATACGCAACCGAACCGAAAGCTGTTTGATGTTATGACAAAAGGTTCCGGCGATGCCAGAATGCAGCCTTTATATTTCCTGATTACCACTGCTGGCACAGACACAAATTCAATCTGCTATGAAGTACACCAAAAGGCGAAAGACATTCTGGAAGGCAGAAAACATGACCCGACTTTTTATCCTGTCATTTATGGTGCGGATGAATCGGAGGACTGGACAGACCCGAAGGTCTGGAAAAAAGCAAATCCGTCACTCGATAAGACCATCGGAATGGATAAGGTGGTGGCTGCGTGTAATTCTGCAAAGGAAACTCCCGGAGAAGAAAATGCTTTCCGACAGCTCCGTTTGAATCAATGGGTAAAACAGGCGGTACGTTGGATGCCGATGGAAAAATGGGACAAATGCAAGGTCGCTTTTGATGAAGAGATGCTTGCAGGTCGTATT